TTCTATGCAACCTACTGTTAATAACATTCAGTTGGTGCATCAGTTTACTACTGCATCGGGTGGAGTTAGTTTTGATCCAATTTATGTGTTAAGCTGTGCGTCATCATTGTTTAACAGCAAAACACCAATTCAAGTACCCGCGTTGGGTGATGCGAACAACTTTGATGGTTCTAAAACAAAAATCGAGGTTGTTGATAGTTATGCTGTGTACAGATTCAAGAATAATTCAACTTATGAAGTAGAGTTGGATTTTTATAATTGTGCTCCAAAGATAGTATCTGATATTACTAGTCCGGTTGATGCTTGGGACGACGCGTTAGTACAAGATACTTTAGCTGCTCCAGAGAGTGGCCCTAATGTTATAGGAAATGATAAGACTGTTATGTTTATGCGTCCTACAACTACTAAAGGATGGAACAAGTATTGGAAAGCAACAGTTACAAAGTTGGTGATGGAACCAGGTCAGTCTACAGAGATATCTGTAGATGGTCCTAAGAATATTCAATATGATTTCAACAAGTTTTATAAGGATGGATTGTTTCAAAGTGGTCAAAAGATGACGCGTTGTTGTTTTGCTGTTGTGCGGAATTGTATTGGAGCAACAACTCTTGCTACAGTTGGTAGATATGGGGCAGCTTCTTTAGCTGGAACTCAAATTATATATGAAGTTAAAAGATTCACAAAGTTACGTATGCCTGATGAAACTGGTTTTCAATATCCTGCTGTTTTTGCAGGTAGTAGTATGCAGAAGAACAATCGTCGCAGGGATGGATATATTATGCGTAATTGGGCTATTGCTGCTGCAGGTGTTCAAGAGATGGTGGTTGAGGTTGATCCAACAGTTGTTTATACACCTTCGTAGTGTCACGCGGTTCTCGAATCGACGTGTTAATAAAAAAAAAATGAGTACCTTTATAGTCATGTGGTATCAATATACGAATACTAAACATATAATTCGACTCGCGAGGGCCCCACGGATGTGGGACGCGGGAGAAGTAGAAGTAATTGCAAAGAACGGGATTGTGGCGACCAGAAGTATCTCAAAGGTTTGTGAGAACCTTAGTATTACCTTCTGGTCGCGGTTCTCAATTCTCGGTTCTCATGGGTACCTTCGCGGTACCCTGAAACAAAATAAGAGAAAATAAGAGAACCCTTAAATTAAATAAAAGCACTGATAAATGAAATAAACACAGTGCGTTAAATGAAATAAACAACCCATGACTGTATTGATCTAAATTAAAATAATTTATATAAATAGAGGCAATAAATGAGGGAAATATATCATTAAAAATGGAATGGGAACAAGAAGACAAGGAATTTTCTGGATGCTTACCATCCCCCACCATGAATATGTCCCGTTTCCAAATGAAAGGGAATGCCAGTGGCTTCGAGGGCAACTGGAGGTCGGAGAACGGGGAGGGTTTCTGCACTGGCAGATCTTGGTCGCCTTCAGGAAGAAAAAATCTGTCACCGGAGTTCGACAAGTGTTCGGGTCCTTCCACTGTGAACTTGGACGGTCCGAAGCAGCCGCGGAATATGTCTGGAAGGAAGACACCCGAGTCGAAGGTACCCAGTTCGAGTTCGGTTCCAAGCCCATCCAGAGGAACTCAAAAATCGAGTGGGATAAAGTATGGGAAGCCGCCCAAAAAGGCAATCTTATGGAAATCCCAACCCATCTACGTGTTCAAAGTTACCGGACTCTCCGACAAATTGCTGCAGACTACGCGAAGCCAGTTGGAATGGAGCGATTTGGTTATGTATACTGGGGTAGAACTGGTACTGGAAAGTCTAAGCAAGCTTGGGAGCTCGCCGGAGTGGACGCTTACCCTAAAGATCCGAGGACAAAGTTCTGGTGTGGCTACGATGGCCAAAAGCATGTTATTATCGATGAATTTTGTGGAGGTATTGATATCTCACACATGCTCCGGTGGTTGGACCGTTACCCAGTCATTGTGGAAATTAAAGGATCAAGCCGGTGTCTCAATGCTACCCATTTTTGGATCACGTCAAACGTAGATCCTCGGTTATGGTATCCTGAAGCTACTGAAGAACAAAAACTTGCTTTATTAAGAAGATTGGAAATAACTCATTTTGATTCTTTGCAATAAACTTTACTAAAAATAATGGAGTTTTTAAGTGGTGTTAGTGGAGCAACATTGGGATTTATACATGATAATCACAGGGGAGCTATAAAAGGATGGAAGATGGGTAGAAAACTTTACCAAAATAAGTTTAAACGAATGCCTCCAGTTGACCGAACAACTCCAACGCCAAGGCAACGAAGAATCAGCGTCGCTGGATTCCCGACACCTAATACGCGCAGCACACGTAGATCGTCAGTTGGATCTTCAAGAACTACGCGTAGATCGTCTGTTGCTGCTCGTCCTAGTGTTAACTTTAGCACTCGTCACGAAGGAAATGTACGCGATGTTAAAAGGACTGTAAAAAGAAAGGCCGGGGTAGCTTTCAAAAAGGCCAAAAAAGTAAAGGTTAGTAAGGACTTTAGGGAAAAGGTGAAGAAGACGCTGTCAGCGTCGATGATGTATGGTGTTTATGAAGATGTGCAGTATGGTTCTATGCAACCTACTGTTAATAACATTCAGTTGGTGCATCAGTTTACTACTGCATCGGGTGGAGTTAGTTTTGATCCAATTTATGTGTTAAGCTGTGCGTCATCATTGTTTAACAGCAAAACACCA